GGTGAATAATGGAAGAAAAATCTATAAGTATCATAGATAATCTCCATTATCATTAAGTTATTTTTGCTTTATACTAAACCATCTAATAGTGAATCAAGCGATGTTGCTTGAGCCGCTGGTGCTGGAGTTTCAACTACCTGCGCAACCTGTGCTGGTTGAACTTCAGGAGTATTAACTACAGCCGGTGCTGGTTCAGCTTGTAATGGTTGAGTTGTAACTGTAGCTGGCGCTGCAGTATCTTCAAATGTTACCCATTTTAATTTATTTTGAAGTTCTTCATAAGTCATAAAGCCTTCAGGTTTAATTAAACTAGATAGTACATGAGAATTTTCTTTAATATCAGTTAATGCTTCATCAACAGAATTATAAATTGAAGATACTTCATTAATAACTTCTGATGAATCATAGTTGATTTGACCATTTGCGCCTTTCTTAGCAACTAAACGGAATGAATGACCTTGTAAAGGGTTAAACATTTCTTTTGGAACTGCACCTAATGCACGATCCTGCTCAGAAGGGTCAACAGCAGCCTGAATTTTATCTTTCATTTTACCAGACATTGAGTATAAGAAAATCTTACCTTCATTTTCTGGATTAGCTGGGTCTTTTATTACTTTGATATTTGCAACATAACGAATACCACGACCAAATGTTGAAGAACCATATTGCGTTACCGCGCCATTAGCATCTAAAACATCTTTCTTAACATTAGCATTCCAAAGTTCTTGCCAACGTTCTTGGAAAGGACATGGTTGACCAATTGTAGATGGTGAATACTCAGAAACAAAACGTTTCTTACCATTCTTAACAATAGTAGTATTAATTGAGTAGAGTTGCTGGATCATTCCTTTTTCGGAATCAGGTAGGAATCGGATTAAAGCAGCACCATTGCCATCTTTATCCTTTTGTAACGCGTAATAGCGTTCATCAACTGTGTAGTTGTTAGATTTTTTTTCTGCAAATGGGTCTACGCCCACTGCTTCTTTCATTGCGTCAAAATTAAATGCACTTGCTTCGATCATCTTCTTTTCTCCTTATTTCATCGATTAAGTTCAATAGTTTTAAGTCAATCACGGACATCGTCAAAATATATTAATTATTGCAATTAATATAAATTTATTTATACTTCTCACATGAAAAAAATGAAAGAAGTATAAAATTTCTTTTGTTAATACTTTAAATTATTTTGTACCAATAGACAGAAATGTCTTAGGAATAAATCTTTAAAACGTATGTAACTAGTTGTTCTTTATTTTTAATATATGATAATTATAATACGTAATTACTTAATAACTACGCAATATAATTATTTTAATAAGTTTAACCAATATATGTGGTTTTCAACATATCGAAGTTTTCAGACCATGACCACTTGTTCATGACATACTTACGATATTCATCAGCAGAAATAGTTAGATTACTTTCAATTGACATTTCCAACATACCAATAACTTCATCATAAGTTTCTGTATAGTCAGATGGGGCAACTAAATTAATGCGTGTCTGAATATTATCATTCTTAGCACGCTTAATAAGATTTTTTAGTTCTTTAATAACTTCAATCTTATATGTTGCTTGCATTTCTTGATATTCTTGTTTATGAATATCTCGATTTTTTCGAAGACTGTTTAATAAATCTTTTTTATCTACAACAATTGATCTTATGTTTTGATTATTATGCATATTATACCTTAACGCTTAGTAGAATCTTAAAGCCATCTAATGATTTGTTTGTCATTAAGATACGATATGAATCACGAGCAGAGTTATATTTCACATCAACTTGATAATCACTTACTGGAAGCATTTTGAAATTATCAACAGGAATTTTGATTTCAAATTCTTTATTAGATGATGAACCTTTCTTTACACTAAATGTATGTGATTTAGCATTAAACTTATTTGTAGCGCCAAGTGAAACAATCATATCACCATCTTGAGATGTAAACAATACTTCTGATAGGTCTTTGAAAACGCCGGTAGCAGATTTAATATTTTTAATATCATCAATTGTTAAATCAAAAGTTGATACCGATGGAACTTCTTCGGTTCTACTAAATGCACTAGATTCTTTATTATAAGCATCCATTAATACAATGTTATCCATAATGAATGATGATGATAAATCTTCACTCGAAATATCAATTGTATTTTCATTTATTTCAATTGCACGGTCTTCAGGAAATAACTTAAATAAACTAAGTAATTCACTCAAATTGTCCTTCAAACCAATATCTGGAAAACTATCTGTATCTAAACTTGATACATCAAATAGAACCATCATATCTTGTGATTCTGAAACAGCAATTGTTTCAGGGTGTTTTAAAATAATAGAATTTGTCATTCCATTAATTTGTGTTAATACGTTAATTACGTCTTTATTAAACATTTATTTTCCTTCATTAAGTAATTTTATTATTATAAACTATAGTTATTTAATTTTGTAGCAAGAAACACCTGAACTATTTTTATTTCCAGCAACAAAAACACAGCGTACGCGTGGATTTTTTTCCGGAATCCATTCATAGACACGAACATCATATCCATGAACATCAAGTTTATATTGAGCTGATGGTTTTTTATCTTTCCAGCTTGATGTTGCGAGTGAATCCCACATTCCAGCATGTGCCGGTGTTGAGATCATAAGTGCGGTGATTATTGCTAAGATATATTTTTTCATTTTATTTCCTTTCATTTATATTAGGTATTCTATGTACTGTTCCCAATTTGAATCGTCAACAATTGTGCATTCGCATTTTGTTGCATCCCGAGTAAGGACACTTAACCCGCCAGATCTTTGTTCAATATAATATATTATAAAACACGGCATTACTTCATCCCAATCTTTATATAGTTGTGAATTAAACTTCTTATCTATAATAAGACCGTCGTGTAAAATCAAACGGATCATATGATATATTCTGGGTATTGATCTTTATTTGTTTTATCAATCATAATTGTATTTTCTCTCGTCCCAGCTGTTTTATAAACAGCACCATTATCTTTATCTTTATAAAGATAAGCATAACATTCAGGAGCAACAGCCCAATTATCATATAACGCTTTGTTATATTTTCTTTCTATTATAACACCGTTGTGTATAATTAATTTGTTCATACGAGATATTCTGGATATTCTTTTTTCAATCTTTCAACATACTCTTCGTAGTTTTTAGATTTCTTATAATTTGATAAAGGAGTACCTTTTTTAAGTCTTCGAATCATTTTAAAATATAATGCATCAATACGAGTATCACAAATTTTATCGGATTCCTTAAGTTCTATAATACTATCAGTAGGAACGTAATACCCATCTCCAATTTCGTAGACGGATATTACTTGGATACCATTTCTAAGAATAGTGTATTCTTTTAACTTCATTATGCCTTAGTAAGACCAAATAGCCAGAATCCAATTGCATTATAAAACTCATGTTTGGATTTTGGTACTCGGATAAATCCATCATCAGTTGATTTAAAGATAGTTGAACCACCACCAGATAATGAAATAAAATCACATTTATCTAAAATTTTACCATACTTGTTTTCAATTAAAGCAAGTAAATCTTTCAAATAAGATTTCTTAACTTCATCTACATAAGACTTAAATTCATGTCTTTGTCCACGAAGTTTGTAGATACCAGTATCAATAATTTCTTTTGCTTCATGTAATGTGATATTACGACCATGTGCTTCTTTAACTTTCTTAGCAACTTCAGTAGCAATTTTCATTACGCCTTCTCGTTCAATACCTTCGAAAAGGTTTGGAGAAGTTTTGCCGTCTGTTACTAAGAACATATCAAGAGTATTAAAACCAATATCACAACCAACAAATGATGTCTTACCCATAAACTCTTCTTGTTTATGTGGGAAGTTGTTGCCAAATTTATCAATACAAAGTTTTGAACCAGCACCCTGTGGAAGAATAAACACATTACTAAAGTTAAATTCTTCACCATTTACAGTGAACTTCATTAAACCTTCTTTAAAGTGTCCTGAATTTTCAATCTGTGCTTTTGATAAACCACTAACAATAATATCCGGCATTTTACCAATCATTTTAATTGCATGATATAAAAATAATGGAGCGTAGTACTCAAGATTCTTATAATCAGTAATGTCAATTAGATTTTCTGATGGTAAATGCAATGCATTTTCACCAACGTAATATGCATGATCTTTAAAATCATAAATACGTGCATCTTGGACATGCTCATTTCTTTGAGTAATACCAATAGCACTTGTGAATTTAAATTGCTTTTCAATTTCACCTTCTTCACTACCAAGAGTAAGTTTTACATCTCCAAACCCTATATCAATTCCTAAAACCGTCTTCATTTCTTACCTCGATTAATTTCCTTCGTTATATTCTTGCAATAATAACATATGTTTATTTAAAAAATGATTAAATATCTAAATTCTGTAATTCTGATGCAACATTAGTTTTTCGTTCACCTTTAGTAACATCAGGTAATTCAACAATTTTTTGACTAACATTACCATAATCAGCATCTAAATCCAAAAAATTGTTATCCTTACGTGCAGGTTTGTTGG